TCATAATACTTTGTTCCGGGGTTTTGGTGCCAACCCCTTAAAATGATGATTTCATCATGGAATAGCGAGTTGCGAAATTTGCGATTTCCGAGCATCTGTTTTAGACAAAAATAAGAAAACCCTTCTTCAATTTAAAGAGAATCTGACATTGTATGCTAAATGAAATCTTTTGATGTGGGAATGGCAAGACGGGCATTTGTTCATGCACGCACTTATAAGCCTAATGAATGCACATTGTCATGGTATAAATCTCACGGTTTTTCCCAAAAAACAGATATCAAAAAAATAGAAATATATATACCTATAATAAATCAAATTGAAAATCAATGTGACATACAAATTGGAAGCGTTATTGATATAGAAACAACTAATTTTGAAAATTGGCTTGAGTATATTGAAAAGAACGAAAATTCCTAAACTCTTTTTTGAATAATTGAACCACTCATCTTGTATTTCTTCTTATGAGCATTTTGTTTTTTGTTATCAAGTTCATATAATTGTGTATATGGATCTGGATCTGTCAATAATTCATTCGGTATATAAGTATTTTCAATGAATAAATACGTATTTTTAGATCCCATTGCATACGGATAAGCAACATCTGACCCATAAATTGGACTTTTGTATCCTACAATTGTATCGTTAATGTTAAATTTGATAATTTCTTGTCCAATGAATACAAATGTCCTTGGAGTGATCCTTACCAGTATTGAATTCCCATCAAACTTTTTTCCATAATTTGGATCCCGCCCCACATAAACGTTCAAATATGATGTGGGCTTTATAATTGCTTTATCATATGGACCGGTGTAAAATGCCCAATTTTTACCTTGTTCTACCACTTTAGATTGTCTATACACAGAATATGTTGTCTTTGTCAAATTTACTTGAAAGGGACGACCACCATTATCATGAATTAAAAATGAAACATCTTTTTTTACAGTATAAGCAGGATCTGTATCAAGTTTTGTTGTTTTTTCGGGACTTTCTTTTTTATCATCAGATTTTCCAAAAATGTATTCAAAAAAAGCTTTCTTTGGTTTGCTCTCCAGGTATTTTTGAACAAACTCTGTTTTGGTTAAAATTTCAATACCCATTTGTTCAGCCTTTTTCAGTTTTTCGGACTTTTTGGATTTTTCACCTTCAGCTATTAAAATGCTTGCAACACCTGAAATAGTACTAATTACGTTTCCCCCTTTCTCTTTGATCATTTCTTGGAGTTTAGCATCACGAAATCCTGTAAAAACTATTTTCTTTCCTTCCAAAGACATCTCTTTTTTATAATTGAAGAATTTATTATTTTGATGGCCTATAAAGAATGTCTCTAAATTTTTCAACCTCATCATCAAAACCCATATCTTGACATACCTTGTCAAATTTATTCTTCAGTATGAGAATTTGAAACAACATCGAGTACAAACCACAAGCCGAATTTTTGAACTGTCGTCGTACTTTGTTAACACGATATTCTATTTTATTTGTATGTCGTGGATGCAATTTTTCCAATTCAGATTTCATTATTTTCATAAAAGCTGTCACTTCCCTTGGAGGATTCATTGCAACAGAATCATAAAAGAACACACCATAATTTTTCCTTTTCGGGTCAATTCCAATAAACAAAGATATCCAATGTTGACCACTACCTTTTGATGTGTCCGTATTAAATACCACACCAACCTTTTTAATTCCCTTTTTCCATAATTCTGCAAGATTTATTTGGCACATATCTTGAACTATACAAGTCCCAGACGAACTGTTTTTCGCAGCAAAATCTACCGGGAAAACACCCATAAATTTGTATGTTTTGTCTCCTTCTTCATATTGCATCATCACATTCAAAATATCATAGGTATTCAACCACTCGTTAGGATTTTCATACCATGATTTTGGTTTCTCAGGTTTGAAATTTTTCTCTAATTTTGTCCTTGCATTTGAATTTTTAACAAAAGGAAGATCAATCCAACAAGCCTCATCAGATCCACATTGAGGCTTTAATTTACTCTCTAACGCTTTATGCAAAATCTTCTTGTATTTCTTGTCAACAATATCTATTTTATCCACGTGATTATTGTTATACATTTTAGCAATTAATACTAGCATTTCGTAAGGCAGACATGATTTATTTTTATTTCCATTAACCTTTGGCGAACAAGAACTTTGTTGAGAATGTAGTTGTTCCATTATTTTATCCTTATAAATTCTTTTGTATATCAATAAAATAAAGAATATGGTCAAATTAGTTTATCATGATGTTGCACATAGCAATGCGGATTTGAATGCTTATTATACGGGAATTACTGGGGTTGGCGATTTGGAACAAACAGTAAAAGAGCCATATGAAAATTTTACGTGGAATTGTGATAACAGCAACTTGATGAAACTTTCCGGGACAGGAAATTTGAATGTGAGAAGTAATGTATCTATTGGTGTATTATCAAATGCAACCGTTTTAGTCAGTGACTCAAATCACAATGTCATTTCAAGTTCAATTAAAACATCCGAACTTGCTTGTTTGGTAGGTGTGTCATCAAACTTGCAAAATCAAATAAATGACATTAATTCAAATATTGCTTATATACTTAGTGAATTATCTACTATAAAAACAATTATAAATATACCATGATGGGGAAGAATTACGTTGATTTAGCAAACGTATCATTTTTGATATAAAAGTATCGTTTTATTTCATGTCACGATGGATGAAAATAAGGAATACATTTGTCCAAGGTGTCATTACAAAACATTCTTTAAATCAAACTTTGTCAAGCACTTGCAACGAAATGTTCCATGTCCCGAAGAATTCTGTTCTATTACTCTAAAATCAATATTGGCAAGCCTGAACATGCATCAAAAACCCTTTATTTGTACAACTTGCAACAAAAAATATAGTTATTCTTCAGGCCTTTCACGTCACAAAAAATTACATCTCACATCAGAAAGTGGAAAAATGCTACACACCACACTTGAAACTTCTATTGTTGGAGATCATAATGCAATAACAATAAATATGCCCATTGACAACAGTACTCAAATGAATATCAATAATCTCACTTTGAATATACTGCCATTTGGAAAAGAAGCCACAGAACATGTTGAAGATAACAAAGTATTACTTGATAACTGTATACGAAACTTGTCATCTAGGGGAATACCCAATATAGTTGAAGCAATATTTTTTAATGAAGATTTGCCACAAAATCAAAATGTAAAACTCGGAAGGGAGCACCATCCACCTCAAATGATGGTGTACATGGAAGAAGCCGATGGAAGATTAAGATGGAAATCTTGTGACAGACATACAGTACTTCATGAAATGATTAAGAAAGGGTGTAGTATACTTGTAAAATATAATAATGAGATATTTTGTATTGACAGAATTCAAGATTGGACACAAGATGAAAAAGAAGTGTTTGATTACAGAAATGAGAAATTAGCAAAGGCAACCTCAAAAGCTCGGGGTGTATATGGACCTTTAAAAAGTGCTATATTGAATGTTGCTCAAGATAAAAGTTAAATATACTGAAACAAGTATATATTTCTGACTTTGAAGATATTTATGTGACATTTCAAATTTCTCCTAAATTAATTTTCTGTTGATTTCAGAAAAGTCCCATGAAAAGTTGGAACTACACGAAAAGTATCAAATGATAACATGATTACCATTTGATACTTTGTAATACTACGAGACTATATCAATGCTGTAGTTCTTCGGTTATCAAATACTACGATACTGTGTCAGTGTGTAGTCCTTGGAACATACTGGGAGTAATGTCGTAGGCCTTCATTTTTGTAATACTACGAGACTGTGTCAGTGTTGTAGTCCTTAGTCATTCAAGTATTACGAGATTGTATCTGTATAGCAAGTATCAGATGGTAATTATGTTATCATTTGATACTTTTCGTGTAGTTTCAGCTTTTCATGAGACTTTTCTGAAATCATCAATATTCTTATTTGTATAAAATGACAGCTCATATTGAATTTGTCTAAATATTGTAAACAACATTGATTCCAGTAGTGGTATTGTATTATCATGCGTTTTAAAGCTTTTGAAAAGTTTTTCCATTGTCACAAAATTTAATCATGGTTTGGTATAAATAATTAAGAAAGTTCAGCAGACATATTTTTGCATACCAACTACTGAACCCAGTGTATAAAACATAGATTCATAACATTTCATAGAATTCCTTTACTTTTTAAAATTAAAATATGCTATTTTCAGGAAAGTCCCATGAAAAGTTAGAACTACACGAAAAGTATCAAATGATAACATGATTACCATTTGATACTTTGTAATACAATGTGACTGGGCCAGTGTCGTAGGCCTTAATCTTTGAAGCACTACGAGACTGTGTCAGTGTTGTAGTCCTTGGTATATACTATGCAGTGCCGTAGTCTTTAATCTTGGAAGCACTACGAGACTGTGTCAGTGTTGTAGTCCTTGGTATATACTATGCCAGTGCCGTAGGCCTTGATCTTGGAAGCACTACGAGACTGTGTCAGTGTAAAGTATCAAATGGTAATCATGTTATCATTTGATACTTTTCGTGTAGTTTCAACTTTTCCTGGACACTTTCTGAAAAATCAAATATTATATTTTATGATAATTGGAAAACTGCATATAGTTCAACAATACTATGTACAATACATTGCATTCAGTGTGTATTTCAAATATCATACCATTGTGTAAAAACATAAAGATTATTTCCAAACTTGTACTTATTTATTTTTATAAATAAATGCAAACAACAGTTGTACATCAAGACCGCTCACATCAAAAGCTGCAAAATATTAATCTTGGAAATCAAAATTCGTCAATTCGATCACAGAATTCTATTCATGCCCAAAATTCTATACCACCACGCAAAATGAATACAACCGTCAATAGCATAAAATTACCCATTGCGGATATAAATGATGAATTTGAACGGTTTAAAAACTTTCTGGGAAATTGTAGTGGATACGAAGATTATGATGGCTCTTTTATTTTGGACAAGAGAATTTCATTGAAACAATGCCTGTGGATATGGACTGTCCTTTCAAAATATGATAAAATAAAATATAATGCAATTTTGAGAGGAAATTCTGCCAATGCCAAGTTTTGCGAGTTGATGTGCGAAACAGTTGACGGGGAGCAAAAGCCAATTTTTGCAAAATTTCAACTTGGTGATAAAGGAGACAATATGTTGATTGATAATATAAATGGCTATATCTTTAATCATATTCTAAAAGACTCATCGTATGCCAAACATTTTATGAGATATATCGATTCTTGTAAAACATTGTTGAAAAGAGAAACACACGAAGATATATTTCCTTTGAATGAAATTAACCCATTGTATGCACGGGATAATTGTAGTAAAGATGATAATTATAAAAACAGTGTCCTATGTAAGCTATTGATGGAACAACCTGTAAGAGAAGCACGGGTATCATTTCATGAACTTATTAAAGGGCAAGGAAGTCTGTCAGATTATATTATTGACAATAAAGAGCACATATTTTCTGATGAAAGCTTTCACTCCAGACTTTGTAGTTTATTCAAAGCCATAAAGAACGTTGGTGAAATTTACGGATTTTGTCACAATGACGCCCATCTAGGAAATATTCTTGTGAATGATGAAAATTTTGTATTGATTGATTATGGCCGTGTCATATTTAATAAAATAGATTCCGAAGCTTTTGCGGATCGGGTGAAACTAGAAATCGCTAAGCATTATGATGATTCCTATTGTGAACAGGATCTTATAGATGATTATTTCGAATTATTAGATACATCTTCGAATATGGATCCAGTTGGTCTCAGGGAAATAATCAATGGTGTAATTCAACCGAATGGAACACGTGATTTTGATGAAAAGACTTTTGTTTCATCAAATTTGTACATGTTTGATGTGATGACAATCGTTATGAATATAACAAAACTAATTTTCAAATTAGATGTTCCAGTAAAAGATGAAATATTACAATACGTCAAAATTTATAAAGATGCCAATGACAATACTATAGTATCCATCCAGCCATCCGATGTAATAAAATCAACAAAATCCAATAACCCCCTTGTCAATATTCTCCGACCTGGGTTATTTTGGTTTGCCAAGACCATCGAGTTCTTCCTCACTATCGTATCGATTTCAAATGTTCCCGATCTTATGGAAGCCCGTGAAAAAAGGTTCTGGAAAAAGACCATGCGTTTTATTTATCTTCAAGATGGTGTTTTACATGCCAATATGGATGGGTTAAGTATGCAAGGATTAATGCATACGTATTTCCAAATAATAAATATACAAAAACGTTATTGGCCATCTCTTATTAAACTAATATATCAACAAAAAGACTTTATCATTGCATTACAAAGTCACTGGCAAGAAATTAAACAAAATGTAAAGGGTGGATCAAAAAAATTGAAAATAAGAAAGGAAAAGATAATGCAAGACAGTGTATCAAAACAAGCTATCCCACACAAGAAGAGCCTGAAGATGAAATTTTCACAAGTGACACCGAGATATTTCAAGGGGTACCTAGGTAAAGAAATGATGGGTGGTGGAAATGATACAAGCAATACCGCAATATATGATGCAAGAGAGGCTGGATTATCGGCTCGAAATCCTAAACAAAGTTCACTTGGAAGAACCCCTTCAACCGATGGAACGTCTATAAATTGCTTGCCTGAAGATGATAATATTACCGAAGCAATCATGAAGTCAATTTTGAAGTAATTTTAATGATATTATTCTTTGTTTTGTCGGATACAACAATATATTTTTTGTTATTCTGGAACTTTTCCCAGAAATTCACGAAAAATATTAATTGAAAAACGTGAAGTATCTTTTGATACCTACATATAGTTTCAACTTCTAATTACAGATGCGTGTCAAGTTTATCCACTTTGCTTTCATACATGGAATATTATTATTCAATATAAACATGTATTTTTGCTTCCAACATTATTATACATTGTCCCACACTGAACTGAATGAAATTTAGTGTATTGTTTGTATTTTTAGAATCAAGTATATTTTTGTTTTGTTATTTTTTGTTATTTTCAGAAAAGTCCCATGAAAAGTTGGAACTACACGAAAAGTATCAAATGATAACATGATTACCATTTGATACTTTGTAATACTACGACACTTGGTCAGTCCCGTAGTCCTTCATTTTTGTAATACTACGACACTGGCTCAGTGTTGTAGTCCTTGATATATGCGTTATTCAATACTACAAGATTGGTTCAGTGCCGTAGTCCTTGACATATACTGCTTTCAGTATCGTAGTCCTTCATTTATCAAATACTGCAAGACTGCTGCAATGTAGTAGTTATTGCAACATACTGGTATCAGTGCCGTAGTCCTTACTGCTACGATACTGGTTCAGTGTTTCAAGTATCAAATGATAACATGATTACCATTTGATACTTTTCGTGTAGTTCCAACTTTTTCTAGACACTTTCTGAAATTCCAAAATTATGTAAATGTATAGAAGTTCTCTAACGTATTGTTTATGATGCCTTCCCATTATGTGACTGTTGTCACAGTCCTAATACACATTCCTTTGTGAAATGTTTGTCATCAAGCAAAATTAAAATTTGAATATATAAAGAACATGAATATTTGATAAATATAATGTCCAGAATGAAGTTTATTGATTTATTTTGTGGTGTAGGTGGATTTCACGTGGCATTGTCAAATTTGGGTCATGAATGTGTATTTGCATGTGATGTAGATTCTGATTGTAGAGATGTATATAAAACAAATTTTGGTCTTGAGCCTGCAGGAAATATCAAAGAAGTAAAAGAGACTTCATTACCAGACTTTGATATATTGTGTGCAGGATTTCCTTGTCAGGCTTTCTCCCATTCAGGGAAGCAACTTGGATTTGAAGATGAAACACTTGGAACCTTATTTTTTGAAATCTGTAGAATTCTAAAAACAAAGCGGCCCAAGTATTTCATTCTTGAAAATGTGAGAAATCTTTATGGACACGACAAAGGAAAAACGTGGAAAATTATATACAAAAGTTTTATAGAACTTGGATATTTGACTTATGATAAACCCATATTGATGAATCCTTTGAATCTTGGAATTCCGCAAAATAGAGAAAGAGTTTTCATTGTAGGTGTAAGGAGTGATTTGGGTGAACTTCCGGAGTACCCAACTTTCAATAAATGTAATGATTCTTCACTAGATACCATTCTTCAAAATGATGAGGAGATAAGTAAAGCAATCCAAAACAAAGTGGCTTTATCCAATGATATTATTGAAATGTTGGAATGTTGGGAAGAATTCATTCAACATTTTAAAACAAAAAATACTAAACTTCCATCTTTCCCAATTTGGACAGAATGTTGGGGTTTGTCAAAAGATGATGGTGATCCCCAATGGAAAAAAGATATTATAAATAAAAACATAGCATTTTATGATGATAACATGGAATGGCTTGATGAGTGGTTGGCAAAGAGTAGAGGAAAAACTAAATTTCAAGGAGCAATGACCAAGTTTGAATGGCAATGTGGTCATTTTGAAGAAAATGATAGTATTTGGAGTTTGCTTTTTCAATTTCGTCCTTCAGGTATAAGAGTAAAGCGGTGCACACATTCACCAGCACTTGTTGCTATGGCACAAATAGTGAATATAGGAAAACAGAAACGTAAACTCACACCAAGGGAATGTGCACGGCTTCAATCCTTTCCAGAAAACTTTAAAATTCATGATAATATGAATAAGGCATACAAACAATTTGGCAACTCAGTGAATGTTCAAGTTGTTCAACATATTGCAGAGTTTTTCATCTTGTAAACATTGATTTTTGATGTGTTGCCAAATTATTTCGGAACATTGTTTATTTTGGCAAATTTTACAACATTGACATGAAATTATTTAAAATTCGCAAACTAGTAAAAGTTCAAATCTATGATCCTGGTTCTGGAAATCAATTGGGTTTCCATAAAAATCAACAAACGAAAATTTCAATTTAGTCAATTTACTCAGGGGTGGATTGAATTTTTTAACAACATAGTTTGATTCATAAGTGTATGTTGTATTATTTTTTGTAATAATTGCGAAACTATTATTCAAAGTATCAGATGTACTTTTGTTGATTTCCAGAAGATCTATACGCACAACAACATAATCTTCAACTACAAAGTTTTTCTTAAACTCACTTGTGATAACATTTGTAAATGCATCTCCCGTACCCAAAACGATTGATCTATAATTGTTTATGCCAAATCCAAGAAGACGTCCAATACTCTTTTCTGGATACAGTGTATCAATACTATTATTATAAGCTTTGGTTACATTCTTTCCACGGAAAACCAATCCGAAAGAATTCTTGCAACGAAAGGTAAAGTTATCCTTCTTTTTATTATATTCTACTTGAAAGTCAGAAGAACCAATCACGTTATTGATGCTATTTGTAAGTTCAATTGCCAATTCGGCTTCACTATAGTTTCCTATGTCAATTGGCACATTATATACTATATCATTGTATGCAACATACAGTATATTATTGTTTGATCCTACCAAGTATCCATTAAAAGGAAAATCTGCGTGTAACAAGTTCAAACTAATTACCTTTTGCACATCTTCTAGAATGTTAATTTCATAAGAGTTTGGATTTGAGAAAAGGGACAAATTGCGTTCTCGACTATCTACAACAAGCCGTATTATACGAGACTTGATATGTGAAGGTGTTTTTATGACAGCATTGTGATAGTATGTTTGTGGGTCAAATGCAATTATTTTATCAGTCATTTGAGATATTTACAGATAAAAAATGTGGTAAAAAAACATATATTTTATATGCTAATATACAAATATGGCAAACGATAATTTTCTTTCCGTGGAAAACATGAAACTTTGTCAAAAGGTTTTTGAAAGTTATATGCAAGATAAATATGACTTTAATATATCCAAAGATGGGAGTAAAACAAATGTGAAGAAGCTTTTATTCGATATAATGCAAGATGTAAATGACAAGAACAAGACAGATCCTTCTGTAACATTGAAAGATAAAAACAATATAACATTGAATATAGCAAGAGATTTCTTCAAATCAAATTATAAACTGAGCAAGCCAAGCCAGAAACCAAATTTAAAAAGCTTAGAGAGGGATCAGTCTTTATATGGGCCACGTGTCTTAAATTTTGAACAAATCAAACCAAGTCCAACATTTAAAAAATCTGTAGAATCTATCTATGAATCTGAGGCTCAATCAAGAAAAATGGAGCAGCAGCAACAACCAGAACTACTACCACAAATGAAGCCTGTATTGGAGAGCGCATATGATCCAGATGATTTTTTAAGGAAGTTGAGTGAGTTAGAAAAGAAAAGAGATGACATCGAGGTGAAAGATTTGACTTTTCAGACATCCGACAGACTTGCACAGGATGCAAACACAATAACAAAGATGGTAAATGAACCAAAAGATTTATATAGCATAACTCAAAAAACAAATACCAAAGCTGAAGATGAATTATCAAAAATGAAAGTTGCAACAGGAAATATTTCTAGTAGAGGTGATTTTATTACCCCACAAATAAATCAAATGATCCTTATTGACAAATATATGGCAATAAACGGTTTTGACAGGAACTGGATAATAGAAAAAAATCGGTTCAGTTTCAAAGTTGATTTTAATTATGGTGAGAACAGCATACAACAACGTTATAGAAACATTAGGAGTATCGAAGCGACAAGAGTAATTATTCCAATGGAGATACAGGAGATACACTCAATAATTAATGTTCCTAAGACACATTACAATTATGAATTTAGTTTTTCCTATCCATATCTAATGTTGTTTATCGATGAATTTAATGATGTGTATGATGGGACAAATGATAATATAAGACGATGTTTTTGTCAACTAGTATTTGACAAGTGTTATAAATCACCCAACGGAAGAGGATATATCATTTTAAATCCGATTCAGAAAGAGCGTAAAGTCTTTCATCCTACCCCACTTTCTTCACTATCAAGGATGTCCTTGTCATTAAGGAAACCAAACGGGGAACTTTTCAATAATAGTAAAGATGATTACAAGGTTTTCAAAGTTGAATATGAACTAAGGAATAAACAGTGTTTGAAAATTGTAACGAATATCTACTTCGATCGAAACGAATTTTATAAAGGAGATATAGTTATGATAAGGGACTTTGCTATAACTGCTGCGACATCAGATATGAATGCGGATGCAATCAATAGTCTCAATGATTATATCAATAGACAGGAAGGTCATGAAATTGTTGAAATGGGTCAGGCGAACGATAGGGGATATTATAGAACATACTATATTAATGCACCTGGAGCATTTGACATAAACATTGGTGAATTTGTCCTCAACACAAATGCAATATCAAATTTGAATATGTACAACGATACCATAGATTTTAGTAGTTGGACAGGTATCAATGGGTCAATTTTGAATACGTCTCTTCAATGCAGTGCAACATTCAAGGTTCAATCTGTAACAACGGATCCAAGTATTGTTGATATATCTTATAATTTAACGAACTTGTAGTATCCAGTACTAGGATCTTTTTTTAATTTTCCGACTTTTTCCAAATATCCAGAATGATATGCGTCCAAATCATACAATATTTCATTTTTGGTGTCGAATGCATAATGAATTCCGTTTATACTGCAATTTCTAAATCCTTGTTTTTTAACAACTTTACTACGTGTTTTCTGTTTGTATTCGAAATCGGGTTCTTCTTTATCGAAATCCAACAGATAGCTCAATCCATTTGGATCAATGTTCTTAGGGAATGCAAGACATTTTACAGATGCGTCATGATGACGACTATGTACCAAACAATCAACTGATGCATTTTTCATAAGTCCTTGCATTTCGTTAATAATTTTAGCTTTTCTTTGAGAAACATTATGAATATATTCATCTGTACTCTTTCCATCATCTTTGTTTTGAATTGTCTTAGATTCTTTCAGTTGTTTAGGAGAGAGTTTCACAAGATACCTGAAAACGCGAACATTTCGTTCTTCTTTATCAAGTTCCACGTGACTGTTTGCACGGACAGCTCTACCAATAACTTGTTCGATACGGATTTCATTCCAATAAGGTTCCATTATATGTACTTCACGGACATGTTTCAGAGAAATACCTTCAGCACCTGATTGTGTAATCATAATTAATTTTATAACATCACCTCTCAAGTTGTTACTAGCAATATGATTTTTAATATTGTCAGGTATATCTGCTAAATCATTGTTAAAGATTTTCATTAAAAGTTTTGTCTCATCTAACCCTCCCTTATATTGGAAATATTTAGGTTTTTTTATCCAGCTTTCAAGTTCAGCTTCTGGGACATCTAACTCCCATGAACCAGATGAAGTCTTTTTCACTTTGAATTGAGCCCATCCATTAGCTTCGAGAACCAAAGATAAAACACCTAATCCCTCTACTGTTCTAAATTGAGAGTAGACTAGTGATTTTCCTGGAGATTTTTGTAAGCGTGACATGATTGCATTGTATTTTGGTGATAAATGGGATAAACCTTCACCTACAAGATATGTGGATCCATTTGCCTTGAGTTTATTTAATGCTTCCTGAATAGTGTTGTTGTATACATTCTTTTCATTTTCATCGGCTTGGTCTTCTTTACCGACTGCTTCATCACCTTCAATAACATCTATTTCTTTTTCGAGTAAAGACAACTTTTTGGGATATGGCCTTGTAATTTCTTCAGGAAACACAAAGTTACAAATTGCACGTGTATATGCTCTGTATATTTGCCCTGAAGACTTGAAAATATCGCCATCATTTGCTTGTTTTCTTTTACCATTTCTTTTAGCCTTTTCTTCTCTACTGATTTCTTCGAATCGTTTTTGCTCATATTTATTGAATTGGTGATCACTCATATTTAATACAAGAACTTTTGTAGGAAGTGTTTCAGGATAAACATCGCCAAAGTATGTGCCGAAATATGATATACACCCAGCCATCCTACGTGAAAGGAGGCGAGGATCTTTTAAAGCATCAGTCTGGAAATCGAGAAATCTGGCATTGAACTCCTCTCTTTTAATTGGAAGAAGCAATACTTTCTTATCAGAATGTTTTTTCACATGAATTGTTTGAGATAGGCTGGCAATAATTTCTTGAGCAGTGGTAGTATTTGCACTTCTTTCTACTAAAAAGTTGGCTTTATCAGCAAAACGGAATCCGTCTGGTAAAAGTTGTAACGTTACAGTTTTGTTGATTGAATCAATTTCATAAACATCAATAAAAGGGTTTTGGTCAAGTTCATTTGTAATTTTATTTTGATCAAATGAGTCTGGATTGAAAGATAGTTGATGTACTTCTTGTTGTCCTCTTAAGAGATTGATGATGAATGCGAGCTCGTATGGGTAATTTATCATTGGTGTTCCAGATAGGAGAATTAGTTTAGCATTTTTAGCATTTAGGATAAGTTCATAGATTCGTTTGCCGAGATGTCCATTTCCAACAGATCTTGATATTAAATTATGCACTTCATCAACAATGACAACTTTGTCATCAAACGGATTATTAGGAGCAGCATTTTGTTCAAGCTCGTCTAATTTTTTACCATTGATACCATTATAGTTTATAAATTGGTATTTTGTTTCAATCATGTTATCTATTTGACGATTTACTGCAATTTTTTCTTCATCACTCAGAGAAGACCAGTTAGATGCTTGATCTTTAATAGGAATCCAAACACCTTTGTTCTTTTTAATGACATCTTTGTCAACAAAAAGTTTATCTTTGACAAGCTGGACTATTTCGGCAATAGAGGTTTCGGGTACAAACTTCCAATTTTGGTGAACTGAAAAAAAACTGTTTCCTCCTTTGTTATTTTTAACTTCTTCGATGTAATTTGCTTTTAATGAAGCTGGAAGCATAACAACAACTTTCATATGGGAAATTAAGTTCTCTGCTGTAATAATGGAAGCAAATGTTTTTCCCAGTCCCAATCCATGGAACAAAAGGATACCTCTGTATGGGCTGGGATATTGAAGAAAGTCTTTAACAAATCTCTGGGAAGGGAATAGATCACTTTTAGGCAGAGCCTTGTTATATTTAAAATTCTCTTGGATCCATTTTGAAAATTTTACTCTGTTTGGTAGAACCCAAGACTTTGGAGCAATTTCAATATTTTCATTTGGAGCATACTCTTTAAAAATGCTTTCAAATTTCTGGATGTCTAGTGGAGATGCTTTTGGTTTGTTAACTCTTCGTGGAGGCATTATTACACCTTTGTGAGAAAAAAAACGCAAGCAGAACATTCGTAAAAACATTGAATATACACCGAATATATAAGAGAATGTCGACATTATGAAGAAAATGAGTGTCAAGGTTGAAATAGATCATAGAGAGCATCAACTCATAAATTTGTGCAAGGATGAATTATCATTGGATATATCAATAGTTCCTCTTGATGCCGGTGATATAAGATTGTCCTTTGATGATACCATTCTGATTGTGATAGAAAGAAAAACTATATCAGATTTGATATCTTCTATAAAGGATGGTAGATACAGAGATCAGAAATTCCGCTTAATTGATAATTACGAAAAATCTAAAATTATGTATATTATTGAAGGATGTATATATGGTGAGTCATCAACGGATGCTGTGAAGGGTGCCATTATTAATACATTAATAAGAGATGACATCAAAGTCATAAACCTGAAAGATGTAAGAGACACTGCAACATTTATTAGAGATATTGTATTGAGAGTTAGCAAGGATCCTAGTAAGTATATTCAAGGTCAAGGCTTTCAGAGCACAAAAGACATGGTGTGTCATAGTAAGAAATCATATATAACTAAAGAAAGTTATGGTTTAAATGCTATATCTCAAATCCCTGGAGTCTCTAAATTAACAGCAGAATGCTTACTAAACCACTATGGGAGTTTTCATAACTTTGTCATGAATGGCCAAATTGAGGAAATGTCTGAATTAAAATTGCCCTCTGGGAGACGTGTAGGGGGCAAACTTGCAGAGAAAATATCATTGTTTATATCTGAATAATTCTTACGAAACGTATATAAAAATTTGAAAAATAATAATATTCATAAAGCATATAATAATGAAAAAGGTTGTAAACTCTCAAGATGTCGATTCTGATGGGGAGACAACCCCATATAATATTAAAAACTATTTGATTACTGCTGATGATTTAAACTTACTTTTGAAAGATCATGGAGTTGATCGAAACTTCCACGATCTTAATTACTATAGGATGGCATTTGTTCACAAGTCTTATTGTACAAGGCGCAATGAAAATTTTGTGAATGGCAATACAAAATGTCCTGTTGGATGTCAAGCACTACAAGAATGTAGTAATGAGCGATTGGAATTCTTGGGAGATAGTGTTTTGAATTTGGTGGTTGCAAATTATCTCTATGACAGATTTCCAGATAGTGAAGAAGGATTTCTAACGAAAATGAGAACAAAGTTGGTAAATGGTCAAATGTTGGCTGTTTTGTCAGAGAAAATTGGTCTTGATCGTTACGTTCTTATATCAAAACAAATAGAGGAAAATGGCGGTAGAAAGAATCAAAAAATTTTAGAAGATACATTTGAAGCTTTGATAGGTGCTATATTTTTAGATTTTGGTGATGAAGGATTTTCTGTTTCCAGTGAATTTATTGTTGATATTATTGAGAACAACGTAGATTTTTCAGAACTGATAACATCTAACAATAATTACAAGGATATGTTGCTAAAATTTTTCCAACACAACTTTTCTGCTTTGCCCAAGTTTGTTGAAATTGCTGTTGAAAATAAGCAAAGTGGCAAGATGTATACAATAGGGGTACAGAACAAAAATGGAATACTCATTGCAACTGGAACTGGTTCGAATAAAAAACAAGGGGAAAATGAAGCATCATTGAACGCACTCAAATACTTAGGGCAAGTATAATGTATTTTTTTATTTGAAATCCTATATCATTTTCTTGTCCATTGTTAAATATTTGGAGGTACGAGCGTTATTATTAGAAGTAACTTCTTCATTTCTTGTGTTTACAGTATCAGCGTATACTTGTTTTTCTGAAGTTTTTACAACATAATCGATGCTGTGTTTATCAAGAACTGTATTTTTTGCAGAGTCTTTGATAAGATTTACAATATTCTCAGTTGTAATTTCTTTTGGGTCCTTTGTATATACATTGACAGATTTGGTTTCCAGTTTATCGGTTTCGGGTTTAATCATGGTAAAATGGGAAGCATCGGGTTTTGTTTCAATAAATTTATCTTGGTTTGAAAGTTTCACAGAACTTGTTGTAAAACTAGGTGCTTGATTAAGAAGTTTACCCAAAGGAGTATCAGTCTCAATTAAAGGACTAGAGTCCAATGCCTTTAGTTGTTGAACATACTTTACCAGTTTTTCTTCATTCAGATTCATGTCAATAAATTTAGCTCTCACAAAATTGAATGTGAATTTATCAGGTTCATACTGATATATAGATTTATAAATGCTATTTACAATTAATTCAATTTGGCGTTCAGTAATATTACCCTTTAAGTCACCATGTATAGTGTTCTGTTGATTCATTTCTAGGATCATATGCTCTCTTGAGGCAATAAGAGCATTTTCCAACTTGTCCAAGTTGAATGTCTTATCAGTTTTTAAAGTTGTAAAGTAAAAGTTTAATTCTGCCGAGTTTGGAAGACGTTCCAATACTTTTTGGAAAACATCAATTATATTCTTGTATACCTTATAATCTTCAACCTTGAGTGCATCTTTCACAGCCGCTTGCCGAGTTATATCACTTGTTGTAGCTTTCTCGGGTGAATTTGCAAGGAGGTTGTTTAATTCATCAACGTTTTTTATGCTACCTTTCAAGAGAGCGGTAATATACATATCAGTTTCATCAGGAGATGGGGCGCGGTTTAGTAGTTTTATAAATGAATTGTTAACCATATTTTCAAGCTCGGCAATGCGTTCTGATTCGACACCTTTTCTGAAAATTTCAGGATCAAAGTTGTATTTTGTAAATGCACCTTTCTTGATATAATCTTCAAGTTGTTGATTGGTTATGTCTTTTCCATAAACAGTTTTGTATATACGCTTGATATCCGATGAAATCTTATCTTCGGATTCATTCTTCACTTCTTTGTCTGCTTTTTTTACTTGGTCTTTATCAGTCGTTTGTGTTTTTTCGGCCTGCTCTTCAGCAAAGTATTCATTAACTTTTTGTTTGCTATTAGTCAATATCAGGTAAAGAGCCAGAAACAATGCGAATATAATAATAAGATTCTTACAAGTATCACTTGTACAAATGTTGAACATTATTAATAATATGAGACAATAAAAATAAAAATTACAATAAAAATGAAACCTATGAACTACTGTGTGATAAACCGAGTTCCTATAGACATAGTCTGCATTTCTTGGAATAGAAGTTTTGCACTGTAAGGAATACGAATTTCAGAGAATTGTGTTGTATTACGACAAGGCTTGCAAGCATAAACCCCTTTTTCAGGATTACAATTGGCAATGAGACCACACTTTTTACAAACAAACACCCTATAGTTGTCCGACATTTCCACAAGACGCTCCTTGAGGAAAGAACTTACACCGTGAGCAAGATTACACTCAACTTCCATTTCACCAATACGGAGACCACCTTCACGGGCTCTTCCTTCAGCAGGTTGGCGTGTGAGTTGGACGATGGGTCCATTCGCTGACCTCGAATTTCCAGTCCAGACTGCTTTGCCATTCCTCCTCACGTAGAATACCTCCGATGGCACTTGAAGACAAAACACCGAGCCTTCATAGTCATACGTGTATTCCTCTTGCACATTTTGCATCTTATGATGACCATGATTCACTTCTGGCGTATTTTTGTGTTTGATGACCGCTAGCCGCCACACAATATTCTTTCCAATGATGTCTCTGCCATCTTTGAGTGTTGTACGATGCCCTGCCTCATAATGCATTGATTTATTGGACGACCAACCAGCATGGAGGCACAGTTGCATGAATTGATCTGCTAGGATATTGGAGGTTGTGTAATACATCGATGCTGATGTGTTTTTGTTGAAGCAACCATCTCCAAGCATCATTGCATGTATCAACTGTCGTGTTTGCATTTGGCTCAACTGGAAACACCATGATGGTAGTGTCTTGTTTGGTGCCCCGACACTCAATGGCAACATATACGTGTAAAGTTGTTTGTTATGTATCTGGAGTTTTTCTCTGTTCACGGAGAAATTGTAACCTAGTTTAGTGACCGCTGGATACAATGCATCTTTCACACGTTGCTTATTCACTGAGAAAGACACTTTGTAGTCAGTACACTTTTGTGACGCATTAGCCCAGCCCTCAGCAAACCAGATTCCCATGAAGGTCAACCAAGCATCCATATCAACAAGTTCTTCTGTATTTTTATCAACTGCTGGTAGAATGAACTGATAATCAGGGCAATCCCATTCACCATTTTTCTTATATTTTACTGGCTTTCCCATGATATCCTCCGCTGTGACCAGTGTATGTGGTTTCCAATAACGTTTACCAGAGTTCCACCCTTGCTTAGATACATACATACGATGATTTATTGTCACATCCAAGTCAATCATCTGGTTCTTAACATGATACATCTTACCCGAATAATTTGGGAAATGCAGCACATTTGTTGGATTGTCATAGACAATCTTATTGTCTTTCAATGTAGCTACCTTGTCTTCTTTGGTCACCTCATCGATCTGCTTCCAACCGTTTGATGTAAGGACTTCATGATCACTCGTTAGACAATGAATTTTGTCAGTTGTCATGTGCTTCAGACGCTGATAGAATGTAGGTCCGATGAAAACAAGAGTATTGATCTGCTCTCCTGTGATAGGATTGTAGAGGATTTCGTTTCCATACCTATCATATCCTTGGTCTTGGAGAAGATTTGCAATATCTTCCACGCCCAAGTCTGTGAAAGGTGTTGCGTCACCATATGTGCCGAGGACAGTGCAAGTCTTGCCCATAAGACATTCCATAAGTTGCGCAATCGTCATACGACTTGGAACGGCGTGAGGATTCATGATGATATCGGGAACAATTCCATCCTTTGTGAAAGGCATATCTTCTTGACGGTAGAACATCCCCATTGTTCCTTTTTGCAGTGATTCCTTAGATTTACCATTTCTAAGGACCGGACTGTATCTTAAGCACTTTGAAGTACCCACACCCGTTCAGTCTCTGAAACGATGCCATATCCCATTTTGGGACTTAGGCATTCGTCTGCGGATTACCTTAAACTGATGACCTTTTTACCATTGTGTCCGGTAATTACCCGGGTTCCCTTCAAACGTTTCCAAATGAAGGTGGTAGTCAAAAGTTCCTTGGGAAGGCTTCCCGCATCAAGGTGTGTTGCAGTTGATATATCATCAACCACTAGTATGAAACTTTTGGATTTCATACTTTTCACAGCCAACGTTGACCGTGACGTGAATTTCCACTCCACACTGGTTTTCCATTTCTTCGCACGTATAGAATTCCTTCACCTTCTGGGACGGTACAACAATATACCTTTCCCTTATATGGAACCCATGAGTCACAACGGGATTTGTTATTAACAACATACGATGTAGTCATATTCTTATAGTACATTGTCCTTCCATCAACATTCTCTGCAAGTATCATCTTAAACGAAATATTATCTTCGCTAACATACATCCGATGATTTGGTGTAACAAGGAGATCAATATTTTCTGTTTCCACACTGTACATATTTCCATCAAAATCGTATTGTTGAACCTCACTTGGATACTGATACACCAATTTGTCATCTACCAGAGTGGCAACCTTGAAGTCACTTGTAAGTTCTGTTATAGAGATCCATCCTTTGTCTGTAAGGATATCGTGGCTGGGGTCGTAGCATGAGAATTTATCTCCGATAGTGGGCACACGTGTATTCCTCATTCTCACCTTTGTAAAGTTGTATCCATCCCCATTCACATTTGTATAGTACTTGTCACCATAGCAATTTTTATCAACAAAACCACTTTCATTATTTTTTAGAGATATACTTGTATCTTTATGCGTGATGACACTATCAACCTTTTGTGGCATACATTTTCCAATGATGATATCTCCAGAATCTACAAAGGTGTTCTCGGGGACAAAGCCATCAGGGTTCAACTTGTCATAATTGAATGGTTTGATGCTCTTTGTACCATTCATATTTGGCTTTGTGAAAAATTCTTCTTCACCGTTGCTGTGATTCTTATTACATTGCTCTTTATAAGTTCTGTAAAATGTGCTGGAGAAGAGTCCGCGATCCACGGCGGACTTGTTGATGATAACACTATCTTCTTGATTAAACCCAGTATATGTCATGATGGCAACCATAACATTGATTCCACATGGCATTTCATCTGTGTTGATAAGTTTGCTGATTTTCGTTTGGACGATGGGTTTTTGAGGATAGTTGAGGACATGGGACATTGTGTCAAACCTGTGACGAAAGTTGGAAGCATATACACCAATAGCTTGCTTTCCCATAGCCGATTGATATGTGTTTCTTGGCGCTTGGTTGTGGTCACTGAATGGAATACTTCCAGCCAACACCCCAAGCATAAGTGAAGGGTGAATCTCCATATGGGTAAACTTGGGTTGTTTATTAGCACCTTTATCACCTCTGGTAAGGTCTCCATGCTTCATAGCAATAAGGCTGAAATTAGTTTCCTCTACGTCCAGATATTCAACAATAGAGTCCAACACCAAATCTCTCCAAGCGAATGATTCATTTTTGACAAGTTTCTCATAAGATAGGAACGGGAGTTTATTATTGTGAATTACAAAGAGGGGACGCACGCATCTTCCACCTTCTGTATTGATGCTGATTTCATCTTTATGAACATTCCAAGTAATTCCTGTATAAATATTAATAGCTCCCATTCTTTTCAACATTTTCAGTGAAGTGAAAAGTTCCAGAGGATTTTTATGAATTCCGATAATGTCACCATTAACAATTACCTTGGTGTTTTTGTGGAATATGCCAATATTTGTGCCATCAAATTCCAAAATTCCAGTCTCGTTAAGAACCGTACGAATCGTTGTAGAGTTGGAAGCAATAGATATGTTTGCACTCATACTCATATTTTTGACAAGGCCGACACTCGCACCTTCGGGAGTCTCTGAACAACAAATATACCCCCATTGTGTGCTATGAAGCTTGCGTGGCTGAATGAGTTTTCCTGTTTTTTCGATAGGTGTATTGATACGACGCAAATGTGATAGGGTTGCATTATATGTCATTCTATTTAGAACTTGAGCAACACCTTGTTTGTTTTTATTATTTTTAATTCCCCAGTTTCCTGTAGCCAATGCAAATTTCAAACCGCTTTCAATAACTGTGCTCTTGATAATTTTGTACACATTAACTTTGTTGATAATATTGCTGAATTTACCAACGGCCTTCCAAGATCCAGAATTGAGTTCTTTTTGTATCATGTTTTTCATATCCTTGACCATTTTACCAAAATATTGACGGAATAGATTGGCCATAAGCACACCAGGAGAATCCACCCTCTTATTGATATAACTGTCACGATCATCCATTTCCCAAATTCCGAGGTAGCATCGGATAAGTTTGTTGACCATATAACCAAGATAAAGAGCTTTCTTGCGGAAATCAGAACCGACATGGGGAAGAAATTCTTTTTCCAGAATAGTCCTGATAATATTTAGACGTTGTCCTTTATTTGTGAGCATTTCTCTTGGATATCCATTGATTTGAAGATATTTTGACATATATTCCAATGCATCTCGAGAGCAAACGACATCTGTTGCTTCATCAATAGTTCCGATAAGTTCCTTCATGACAATTTCATTAACAGGGTCATCTACGTCAAACACGATATATTCCATAATTTGCTTGTCACTTTCGATGCCAAGGGCGCGGAAAAGAATGAATAGAGGGATGTCATGCTTGATATGATGAATATTCACCCTGATATATTTTCCATATTGACTGCTTTTAGATGAAAGTTTAAGGGTTGTTGTTTTAGGTACGCCAAACTTGTTTTCAGCAACAGAACGGATCTCAGCAATATGTGAAAATGCTGTTTGCTTATTATTTGTAAAAACGTGAGTTTTATTTTCACAAATTCTGTCTTGAGAAACAACGACTTTTTCATTACCATTGATGATGAAATATCCACCAGGATCATAGCGACACCTGTTGACATTACTATTATCTGTGCTGGAATTTAGAATACAATATCTCGAGTTGACCATGATGGGAATCTTTCCGAGATTGATGTTGTTGAGTTTCTTAACCTCATTAATGTAGTCACATTGTTCTTCATCATATGTCATACAATTTATTTCTATATCAACATTGAGAGGTGCTGAATATGAGAAATTTCTCAGCCGGGCATCATTCGGTGTCATAAGTTTGGTACTTCCATCTTTTTCGTAAATAATTGGCTTGGATAAAATTGGATTAGATATATTAATTCTCAATATATGTTTGAATTTTTCTTGGTCGGGGATATATTGATGGTAAATTTCAATTGGATTGAATCCTTCAATGATTTCATCAATTTTCCGGAGTACAAAATCATTGAAAGATTCAATTTGGTGTTTCACCAAACTGTTTTCCGCGAAATATTTGTCGATGACATCCCACGTAATTTTGGTAAACTTGTCAGTACAATCCATTTTACGTACTAGAAAGTATGATAATATAATCTTTATATCATAAACGATTCAATTTTTTTAGAACATATAAAAAATATTTACTCTTTATGATAAGGACTCATCATAGTGGATGATGTAGGATAAAAAAGAACGTGGCAAAGTTGAATTACAAAGACGATTCCTGATTATGAATGTTTTTATTTTCATCAAGATCAATTTGGCATACGGGGCATTTTACATTCTTTTGGAACCATGTCTGAATACAAGGTTCACAAAATATGTGTTTGCATGATAACTTCCTAATGGTTACATTATTTTCCTTTACATCTTTAATAGTTTCTTGACAAATTGCACACAGTTCATCATCTGGACATTCTGTTATGATTGTGCTCACTTCGTCAATATTATCAATACCTTTTTCAACTCTTCCCATACGGTTAGCAAGAAAAAGGTTGTATTCATATTCATCAACTATTTGTGGTGGTCCAAATAGAGATGTGAAAGGTATATTTTGTAAACTGAACGGTTGAGAAAATGGGTTAAGGACGGGTAGAGATGGTGCGGGAACAATAGGATCATACGAGTTTATTACACCAGTTTCTATGTTTCCTTCCATACTCTGCAATTCGGAAGAAGTGTATTGTATTCTTTGTCCTTGTCCACTCTCAATCGATGATGGGACGATAGTTTGAGATAACAAGTTTGAAATATTTGCAAATGTTCTTTGATTATGATTTTGAATCAACTGTGTGATGCGATTTATCATCATTGTACGTTCTTCAACATCTGATTCTGAAAGTGGATTTCCATCTAACCTACCTTGAATAAAGTCCATTTGTTCGTCAATACTATCAACGGACAAAGTACCATTAACAATATTGTTGGCAATTTGATTAAGTGTTTGTTCTCTTTCTACATTTTGAGTTGACGATTCTTCATCTGGTGGTGGAACTGTAAAGTCTAAATTGATAGTATATTGTACCATTTCTGGTTGTGCTGGAGCAGAATCATTAGGGTTTGCCAATTGCTGAGACGATTGTATAAGTTCTCTCAATATCATTTCAGCAAATCTGTTGTTTGTATTTACATTGGACATGGTATAATTTGCATTATTTGGAAAGGGAATATTTAATGGTGCGAGGGGGAACTGAAATAAAGAATTGGTAGATGTGTTTATGAATGGAAATCCGTCATTTTCGTCATTTTCATCATTCTCCTCATTTTCATCTTCATTTTCATTTTCATTTTCATCTGCATCTTCAAGCAATGGTTGTTCTCGTGGACTTACGAAAAATGGGGAAAACATATCCCCTAATTGCATAGGCATAGTTCTATACCTACCGCATTCTTGAACATGTGAATTATAATCATTAAACCTTACCATTGTATCACATATCTCACATTCGACAAACGGATTGTCATACTCTTCTTCATTCATATCTAAATAAATATGCTATTTTATAAACATAAATAATATTTAAATAGTGATATGTTCCGTTGATAATTCTCTACCATTACTTGTTTGTTGGTAACCGTTCACTACTAAATTTCCTTTATGGACTTCATCATGACATTGTTGACACAGACCAACTAAATTAGCGTAATGATTTTTGTGGATATGTCCAATATAACCATTCTCATCAGCAAATTGTTGTTCTTTGATATGATGCATATCGATTTGGCCTTTCTTCTTACAAATTTGACACACATCATAGAACATTTTTTTGTTATAAGATGCTCTTTTATCACTCACAACTTTTTGTTCAATACCAAGAATTTCTTGCCGAATTTCATTTGCCAATAAAATGAAGTTTCTTGGCAGGTCAAGACTCTTACAAACTTCCAGTCCATAGAGTGTTTTCCCTTGACCAGGTTGCAATTTTCTGTCATAAATTAATTTATTGGATTTTTCATTAAATTCAACATTCAAATGGAACACTTTGAGAGTGTTCAGTTTTTGAATAGCAGAAATATTTACTAAATTATGTAAATGCGTGGCAAATATGAAATTAACCCCTCTATTACAAAGTTCTATAATTCCAGCTGATATAATAGACATTGCAGAAATACTCTCTGTTCCAGAACAAAGCTCATCGCCAATAACCAAACTTGATGAATCAGCTCGTTGCAATATATTCCTCAATTCACTGATTTCATTTGTAAATGTTGATTGACCTTTGTACATATTGTCGCCTGTTGGAATCCTGGTATAAATATGATTATATGGAAAGAATTGAAATGAACTACATGGCACAAACATACCAGCAGATGCCATTATAGTACACAGACCAATAGATTTCATTAAGCTACTCTTTCCGGCAGCATTTATTCCATACAACAGTATTCCATTTTGATTATCAATTCCCAATGATACATCATTTGGAACATATTCAAACTTATCATTAATTCTTTCAATGATTGGATGTCTCATTGACTTTGCTTGAATATAGCTTTTTCCATTGTTAATATCAGAAATTGAAGGGCGACAATATGCAAATTTAATTGCATTGTGTGCATTTGTCGTTTTATAATCGACATCTCCAATAAATTCTACTACATTTGTAAGATCATCTTTGAATTTACTCAAATCAGCTAAAAATGTTTTGTAATGATTGCTCAAATTTGATTTCATCTCTTCAGTATACTGCTGAATAGCATCATTTATATCTCGTACCATTGGATGATCTATTTTGAAAATAGAGCTGGAAGACGATACCTTTTTGGGTTCCATTGCTGAAAGTGTGAAACATTGTCCGAGAACATTAATTTTCCGCAGAGAGGGATTTTTAGTTTTAAATGTCTCAAAGCGTTTGATTGTAATTGTTATATAAAATCCATCTTTTTCATTGTGTTCGAGTTTGAAGAAAGTGTCAGGACAATAAGTGTTCAATGTTTCGACAAGAAAGGTTAAACGTTTTATATTATTGTCAATATTGTCTTGTAAAGAGTCAAGGTCAGGAAATTTACCATGAACAAATATATTTGCTGTTAATGAGTCAATGCTTTGTTTTGATGCTTTTTCTTCATCAATATATTCTAAAGATGTTATAATGTCACTTGTGCCTTGTCCTTTTAATTCAAAGCCATGCTCTTGAATACTATCAATTATTTTCAAAGATTGCCTGAGAGATATTATCTCGAAAGGATGCAACTTCCCTAACATAATTTTTCTTGTTTGTCTTTCAATATCAGAAACACTTTCTAACTGTTTCCTTATTGTCTCCCATTTTTTAGATTGTAATAGGAACTCTATTGTGTTGTATGCATTATTCAACACATTTGGATCAAAACTTGGATTAAGAAGAAAATCCTTGAATCGCCGTTTGCCAATAGCAGTTTTACAATTATTTAAAATATCGATGAGTGAAGCTTGACAAAAACTATTTTGTACAATGTTTAATTGTTGTGCTGTATTATAAGAAATAATGACATGCTTTTGATCTTCAATAATTATTGGCTTGTTTAATTTTTCGAGAAGATATTCGGAATGTTTACTAGTGAAGTGTATAAGAGATATAAAGCTTGCGAGAGCGAAAGGGGATTTTTCAAGATTCAACATTTCAATTGGAGATAGCAAACCTTGTGATGATGGAAATAGTTTTGTCAAAATTTGATTTTGGTAGTATACATTAGTTATCTCTTTATCAAAATTATTAATCCTGTTATGGACATATGCTTTGGAAATATCAAGGTATTTGCATACAAAATCAAAGTCAATTGTTTTCAGCTCTCCAAGAACAGCTATTTCACGAGGAGCAGTTGCTAGAATAATTCTATATAATTCATCGAAACCAAAATATATATCATTTGGTTTACTGCTACTTTCAAATACATTACTTACCCCTGTAGATACGTCTATATATGAAACTCCTAAATTGAAACAAGCTTTATGTGTTCTCCAATCAGTACTTTCTTCTATAAATACAGTCATTAAATATGAATTTTCTTCAGCAGATAAATCATCGACTTTAGTTCCAGGACTAATAATATCAGTGACTTCCCGTTTTGGTTGGGGTGGTGAGGTAACTTGACTTACAATGACAATAGTAAAATTATTTTGAACGAGAATTGATACGTATTTTGTAAGAGCACTTAATGGAAATCCAATCATGTTGCAATTGCTTTTTGAGATTTCAGAAATGTTTTTATTCTTTCTCGTTAATGTGATATTAAGAATTTCTGAAATGTGCTTTATGTCAAGTAGATCATCAGCAGAATAAACTTCGTAGAAAGATCCTACCTGCATTAATACTACAACTTTTTCTCCATATTCTTGTTTATATTGAACTACATATGTTTGGTATTCATCATATATAGCTGTTGACATTGCTTGTGTTGACATTATGCCATATACTACATTATGTGTTAGTATTCATGTTAAATATGTTTGTAAATCTCCAAAAAATAATTTTCAAAAATCAGGATAGGTTTTCCCAAAGATAATGATTTATGTTCAAGATTTGCGGATAATGTCACTATCTCTACAATATTGTTTTTAAAGTGTTTATTGTTCATCAATTTATTTACTGTTATTTTCATAATTGTAGCCAATGGCACATTAAAATGTAATATTTTATACCCAAATGATCTAATAAGCTCGCAGGCTTTTGATACATTCTTTTCTTTTAACAGTTCATCAATAAAATTTTCCAAACGGTTTTTAATATTATCCTGTGTTTCTGATATGGAAAGTGAAAGAAGATTATGAGTGAGTCCATCCGTTGGATCAATTTCTATAGTACCTTCGATTTCTTTGTTGGACACAAACATTTCAAAAAAGTTTTCTAGGTTATCAGGTTCGATTCGACATTTAATATACATAAATCTACTCAATATTGCACTTTCTATTCTAGATAACGACTTTGTAGTTACAATGAATAAAATGTTGTTGCTGAATTGCTCTAATGGTCGGCGAAGTGAGAACATTGTCGCATCTGTCATTGACTGAATATTGTGGATAACAACAATATGTTTTTGTTGATATATATTTCTGGTGTTTCCAATATGCTTATAGATGAATTCCGAAATGAATTGTCTTTCACTGGAAATAATTTCTTGCATATCTATTTCCAGATGTACATCGCTATACTTATAATTGCAAGTATATTTTGAAGAGTTGTTTGTATATTCAAACTCTGCAGTTTTTGAAATAATATTCTTTTTAAAAACTCTGCATAACAAAGCATGAACATAAAGTTTAAGGATGGACACTTCATTTCCAAACAAAAGAACATGAGGACTATTAAATAGTTCTTCTTGTGTCATAGATGCAATTTGTAGAATATTTTTGTTGGCAAGGGTTTCAAAATACTTATCAGGAAAATCTTTTTGAAATTCATTCCAGAACTTGCCCGTTTGAACAATGGAATGCATGATAGTTGTGTAAAGAGATAAGAATGCATCAAATTTTTATGTGGTAAACAAAATCAAAAATTATAAAAGAGATATTAATGGATGTCATATATTCTTTGATGAAGAGTGCTTATGATACGTATGATCCAAATGCTATTAGTGAGTACTATGCAAAAGAGTCAACTAACACAAAACCAAAAGTAATGGGAAGTAGGTACATGAGTAAACGAACTTATGGATATATTAGAAACAAAATACATACGAAACTAGAGCGTGAGTATATCTTTGATAATACAAGAGTAATTGTGGAAGTTTATTCAATAAACAAAACAATATCACTACATTTATTCTACAAGATCCTAAATTTTTATATTTATGCTTTGAACAAGATAGTTCATAAACCAGTGGTAAAAATAACGATATATATGACAAATTTAAAGAAACAATTTCCAAAATCAGTGGATGTAATTCTAAATGAAGACAATGTGAATAGCGGTGTAACAATCTTTGATGGTGAGGATAAACATATAATTATTTACAGAAAGGAAGAGTTATATAAAGTACTTATTCACGAACTTATTCACTATTACAAAATAGACTTTCACTATTATGATTTTCAACATGACAAATATTTCATAGAAAAGTATGGAATAAGAGTGAAAAGCCCATTCAAAAATTCTCACAATCCTCTGGCGTTGTATGAAGGATATACAGATACCCTCGCATGCTATATGAACATGATAACTTATTCTTTATTTAAGGAGCGTTCTCTCGATGAACTAATAAAAGCAGAAACAAAATACTACTTGGCACAAGCATCGAAAATATACAAATTTACACATTTGCAAGAGAATACGCATTGTTTTTCATATTATATCATCAAAGCAGCTATGTTTCATAATTTTGCCAAATTTTTAGCATTTTGTGATAGGGGCGTTGTCATAGATACAAACAAGGCACGAGAGGAGGAGTGTTTGTCGTTAATAAAAGAAGTTGTTGAAGATTATTCGTTTTGGCAAATGCTGAAAAAAACAAGAGTGAGAACCATTGTTTTAAGTAGTCTGAAAATGAGTAAAATAAAATGGTAAAATATACACAAGAAACTTACTTAAGGCTAAAAATGTAGTGTAATCTACTAAAAACCATGGCAAAAAAAGTAGCAACCAAAGCAATCCCCGAAGCAGCAACCACAACTCCCGTAGTTGATGAAGTTGTTGATACAACCACTGATGTTAAATCCCAAAGCGCCGATGTTATTGTGTCTGAGCGTTTTGAGCAACTAAACCAACAGGTTGTTGCAATGACTACCCTACTGCGTGAACTACAAAACAGCATCAAGCTAGCACAAAAGGAACTGACCAAAGTGGTGAAGACTAATGTGAAGAAGGGCAAGAGCCGTGCCAGTAACGGTGCCAAGAAGACCCCAAGTGGTTTTGCCAAGCCCACCAAACTCTCTGATGCCCTTTGCGTGTTCCTTGGTGTAGAGAGTGGCACTGAGCTTGCCCGCACTGATGTCACCCGACGTATCAACACCTACATCAAAGAGCACACCCTGCAAGACGAGAAAGACAAGCGTATGATCCACCCCGACGCTGCCCTAGGCAACATTCTATCTAACATGGATGGTGTTCCCCTGACCTTCTTCAATATGCAGAGTAAAATTAAGCATAACTTTATCAAAGCATAGACTGAAACCAGTGTTGTTTTTTAATTTTTTCTAAATTTAATAATTTCAGTATTATTAAAAAATTTAACAACTTAAAGCATAAAATTTATACGTATATCACGTCAAAATGCCCAAGTGTAAAGTTTGTAATGAGAATGCTTTATATGGCCCGTTAGGTGAAAAAGGCTCATATTGCCACGCTCACAAATTGCCGAACATGTACCATATATATTCTAAGAAGTGTAAATTCTTGGACTGTCCAAGAAGACCAACATTTGGTTATGAAAAAGGAACGGCTTTGTACTGCAAATTTCACAAGGCCCCCGATATGGAGGATGTAAAAAATGTAAAATGTAGCCAGGATGGTTGTAAACGCCAACCCGTGTTTAATTTTGCAGGAGAGAAACCCAAATTCTGTGCCGAGCACATGATTTTCGGGATGGAGGATGTCAAGAATCCAAAATGTAAAAAACAAGGGTGTCCATCTCAGCCTGCTTACGGATTTGTTGGAGAAAAAGCACAGTTTTGTGCAAAGCATCTATTGCCGGGCATGATCGATGTAAAGAACATTCATTGTCATAAGTGTTCAAGGATTGCATCTTTTGGATTTGAAGATGGCAAACCAGTAAGTTGCATTGAGCATATAGATCAGGGGATGATAAATCTGAAAATACCAAAATGTGAATTTGAAGGATGTCCCAGTGCACCTTCCTATGGCTTTCATAAAGGCAAACCAACACATTGTAGTAAGCACCAATTGCCAAATATGAGAGATGTAGCCCATCTTAAGTGTGAAGATCCCGAATGTGAACAAAACCGGACTTATGGATTTGAAGGGGAAGTAGCTCGATTTTGCCTTATTCATGCGCCGAGTGGGACAATAAATGTTGCTAGGAAATCATGTGATACCGAAGGATGTCCTGCAAAAGCATATTATAATTATGTTGGCTTATCCCCACTATACTGTCGTACATGTGCAAAACCGAATATGATTTTAATACACAGTGACAGATGTATATTGTGTCCAACATTTGCTTCTGTGAGTAAATATAGAGGATATTGTATGAGGTGCTTCATACATACATTTCCAGATGAAAAAGTATCAAGGAATTTCAAGGTGAAAGAACGTCATGTCAATGACTTTCTAGAAAACGAATATCAAGATGTAGAGTTTTCTCATGACAAGAGTGTTGGTGGATGTTCAAGACGACGTCCTGATTGGTTTTTTGAGTGTTTCACCCATTCCATTATTGTAGAGTGTGACGAAAATCAGCATCAAGACTATGAGACTACATGTGAGATACAAAGGATCAATGAATTATATACAGACTTGGCATACAGACCAATTGTGTTTATCCGTTTCAATCCAGATGATTATATTGATGTCATGGGAAATAAAATAAAGTCCTCATTCAAGCAACATAGGAAACTTGATGTTCCTGTCATAAGAAATAAGAGTGAATGGGATATGCGTCTTCAATCTCTCAAAGAAAAAATAGATTATCATAGGAACAATATTCCAGCTGAGCCAATGGAGATTGATACATTGTTTTTTGATGCTTAATGGGTTTGATAATATAGTATTTTGGATTGGACAAATATTTGCCAGATGTTCCTAATTGTGTAAATTTCCCTGCTTATACAAATATATTGAAATGTTTGCTTCCCTAAATATCAAATTTCATAATGAGTATGTAATAAATCCTTAGCCAAGCCTTCATATGGTTGTCCCAAATATTCATCATATAATTCATTGACTTGACTATTCTCATGACATGTTTTATGATCACTTTCATTATCTAATCCATTCAATAGGTTTTTTCTTTCTTCAAGTGTCTCTTTCATCTTGGATTTTTCTATTTTGGGTTGACCTCCACCTCCTACACACCCGTATGGCATACAAGCCATTACTTCTACAAAATCATGTTTGAGTTTTCCATCTTTCAAAGCATTAATATACTTCTTGGCATCAGCCAAACCTGCAACTATTGCAATATCCAATGCGATCCCCGTATCTTCAAACTTGATGTGTGCTTCTCTTACAGAAGGAATGGTAGCATTTGAAATAAAATTTACATTTCCAAGTTTTTCATTTGTCAATCTTTCATATGCAAACCTCAATGCAGCAAGCATCACACCTCCTGACCGACCGAATAAAATTGCACCACCCGTTCCATCACCCATGGGTGCATCAAATTCACTCTCTTCTAAACTACACAAATCTATATTAGAGTCCTTTAATAGTTCAGCAAGGTCACTTGTAGTCAAAACAAGATCGACATCTTTGCAATCGTCGTGTGTATTCATATGTTTTTTATCAGCTTCACTTTGCTTCCTTACACAAGGCATAACAGATACTGAAAAAATATCTTTAGGGTTTGTATTTATCTTTTGACAAAAATAATTCTTGATCAAAGCACCCATTATTTGCTGAGGTGGTTTTGTGGTACTCACATGTTTTTTAAACTGAGGAAAAGCACTTTCAACAAGTTGAACCCATCCCTGACAACATGATGTCATAAGTGGAAGATTGCCTTGCTTGTATCTATTAATTAATTCAGTTCCTTCTTCCATTATTGCGACATCAGCTGCAAATGTTGTATCAAACACAAAATCAAAACCTAGTTTTTTCAAAGATGTAGGTATTTGTTTTGGTTTATACCCCGCCAATCTGAATTTGTTACACCCAAGTTATTTATTTGGCAGAGGTATATAGACATGTACTTGGGTAACTGGCTTCCTTTCCACCTACTCA